GTTGTTTTTTTGAAAGTTAAAATCCCACCCAATATCTAAACCTGTTGTTGTACCATTCTGATTTATTGCGGGTGGGTTGAACCATCCATAGTACCCTCTATGTATTATTGTTAAATGTAAATTAGTTAACGGTTTTCCATTATTGTCTTTAAATTCTTCTATATTAATATCTTTGTCAAAAGAAAAAGAAAGTGTTTTACTACCATCTTTTTTTGATACTCTTTGTATTTGATTAGGGGTAATTGCTGAGTACTCTAATTTAGATTTAGCAAAAAATGGGTTGTTTTCAAATCCGGCCGGCACAATATTACCATCTTCTATATTTGTTAAAATTTTTTGTAATCTTACATAATATATTGATTTTGTCTCTGCACTATTTTGTAGGTTAGTTATTCTTTTGAAATTACCAAAAGTTCCTGATTGGACTTGTGTTGTTGGGAATTTTAGATCATATATAGAAAAGACTTTGTTTTCTGAATTGTATGTCCCGTTACCTAACCCATAAACTTGTAATATGTTTTTACCTCCTAACCCCAAAGGATTACTAGGTATATTTATTTCGACGTAATCACCGACTTTTAAATTGTGTTTTGTTCCACAGTTAAAATAAACAAGTGATTTTCCGTTAAACTGCGAAGTATCAATAACAAAAGGAATTCCGTCAGAACAAGTAAATGTATTTGTAACATTAAAAGTTTCATCAGTATAAGACATTTTTTGTTGCGTGTCGCTACTGTATGGATATGAGACATATATTCCCCAATTATAAGTTGAGGCACTTTTTGGTACAAAATTTATGTGTCCTGTTATTCCCGTAGTCCTTAGCATAGTAAATTCATCAAATTGTGGATAACCTTCCCATGCAGTGTTTCCTCCTGAAATAGCATTATTTACCGGATTGGTATAGTATAAATAATTTTTATAAGGAGTATAATTTGTTTTACCACTAATAGAATTGTTAAATACATTTGTAATGATTCCAGAAATTCTAAATATGTTTGAGTTCTGCCTTTCTTGATTAAACAATTCGGCCTGATTGATGACTCTAGTCCTATCACCCTCAACCATAGTCCTTATCGTTCCTTGTAAGTCAGGCTGTAACCAAACATCCTTATCTGAGTTTGATGCAAATCTTTTTGAACCTAAAACTATTCTTATTTCATTTTCGTTAGACATCTTGATTCAAAATAAATTTAGTTATATATCTATTTATTGCGGTTTTTCCAATATTTAAACCAAAATAAAAATGATAAGGAGCCCCCACAATAAATTTATTCGATTGGCTTGGAGGCCAAGATTCTGTTGGTACCCCATTTTGGTCTGTATTATATATATAACCTTTACCTCCTGAAGGTCCGTTATTGAAATATGGTGAAAACGGAGACTGTACAAAACTAAGGTTTTGATATCTTTCTGAAAAATAACCACTAGAATTAATGTTTTGATTAGGTGTTGTTACCCAATCATTTAATTCTGAACCAAAAATTGTATTTTGATTTTGGTTTGACCATTTATATATAGGAACTTCTTGTGATTTTGGGTATCCAAAATTTGACACGACGTTAGGTGCGAAAACTAGAGACCCTGGAGAACCTAAAGCCCTTGTTTGGGTGTCAGATGAAAAGAAAATTCCCATCAACGGAGGTACTGAAGCACCTTGTGTTCCACCAGCAACATACAAGTCATTTGGATCATCGTATTCGTCTTCACTAAAAGGAACTACTCCAAATTCTGAATTTATACTAAACATTTGAACAACATCTCCGTCCATCCTATCTTCTGTTCTAGAGAATAACTTGTTTATCGAAGCGTCTCCCGCACCAAATAGGTTTTGTAAAAATCCACTACTAGTTAATCTAGAAACAAAAAATAATTGTAATATATCTGCAGTTTCATTATATGATGTTGATTTTATCATATCAATATAATATGCCTCTAATGCTGGATTAGCACATATTTCTCTGACAAATTCATCTCTTGCACCTAAATCCATAATTGTTGTTGGGAAAAATATATTAGTATCGTTAGTACCCTTAAAATCAACAGGCTCCCAGTTACCTAATGAGTTTCTTTTTCTTGGTGTTTGACCTATAAAGTAATTACCGTCGTAAGGTGTTGACCTATAAAATAATGAGTTTGTAGTACCTTCAGTATAATAAATTGGTCCTTGTCCAGGTCTTAAATTTACATCCAAAGAACCACAAAATTTATATTTTTTAGGTTGTCCTAATATATTAAAAGCTATTTTTTTCTTAAACGAGTACATGTACAAAGTACCATTAACCCAATTATTTTGAAATACATGAGAAAAAACCCCTCTACAAGCACCAAACATCATTCTAAACCTTGCCTTCCACTCAGCGTAATTTACAATATCTTTTCCAATTGTTACCACATATGGTTTTTGAATAAATTTATAACATCCTCCTTGAACAACTTTTGGATCGTTTTCATCACAAGGGGTTTTCACTATAAAATCTCCGTTTGAATCATAATCATAACATCTTAAAGGTACCATTCCTTCACAACTAAACGTACTCAAAACACTTGTTTGTGTAGACGAAGGAGTGTCTCCCGAGAAATCACCAGTATTATTAGTTGTATCTGTGGGTCCAACATTTGCTGAAGGATTACTAAAATTAGTACTTGAACCGATTACATATAATGAAAAATTATCGTTTTGATGTAAAAGAAAACTGTTGGAATTGTTATTTTGTATTTTGTCTGAGGTTGGTAACCTATCCGATCTTAAAACTAATTTAGGGTTATTCCCTGCCGGTATTGTATGTGTTAATGATGGGATTTGAATAACGTAAGTTGGTGAATAAACTCTAAATTTATTCCAATTATTAGATCCAAAGAACCTACTACCTCCCGTTGGGTATGAACTTGCGATTAAAGAACCACCATCTACTCTTCCTTGTGTTGTTGTTAAATAAAAATTTATTTTATTATTATTACCGTTAGGTCCACCATTAATTGTTGATATAAAATATGAAATGTCGTTGGCCGCAGATCCGTCAGGAATAAAAGGGTTGTTGCTCACGGTTTTTCTATCTAATGAAGAATAGTATTTTAATGAGTTTGTGGTTACTGCAGAAAAATTAGATACTTGAAAATTAAATGGTTCAAAAAATACTCCTGACTGTGCATATGTTGTTTCATGTGTGTGTGGTGTGATGTTGTCCCATTTATATAATGAAGCATCATTGTTAGGTTTTATTGGGATATTCATATTAAACTGCCCTGAAATTGTAACAGTGTTTGGTGTGGTTCCAAAAATTTCAGACAAATCATACTTTATATTTTGCGTATCAGTAAAAACATCAACACCTCTAGTTAAAAATACAACACCTAATTGTTTCCACTGATCACCAATAACTGTCAGTGAATTTAAGATCTCATCTTCAACGTTAGCACCTCCAGGCCCTGGAGGATCATATCCGACAGTTTGTAATTTATTTAATAAATATTTTCTAATTAAAGATGACCCAACATCAACAGGATTACAAGAATCTATTGCTGAATTACCAGGTACCATAGAGTTTAATTGTTGTAATGTCATTCCCGTAATTACTTGAAAATATTCAACACCTGTTTTTAAGGTGTATTCTTTTGATTCTGAATTACCCGTAACAATTACTTGAGCCGATAATGGTGGTCCGCTCGGATTAGGATTAGCATATGTAACTTGTACTGTATTTGTTATTGCGGTAGCAACAGAACCGGTTATTGAATTAGTGCCAAATTGATTTGTTGTTCCCCCGCTAATATTAATGTCATTTATATTATTAATATCTTGGAATGTAAGTATGGTACCACTTGATAGTTGGTTAATTGTGTTAGGATCTAATAGTAACATCATAACACTATCTTTTATTGGTGCTGAGTTGTTTACTGTTGTTGTAATCCTGTTAGGGGCTGTTGAATCGAAATATCTAGCTCTCATATTAGCCATATTCATCGATTGTGATAATGTAACGTCAGGATTCATAATGTATCTTTGATTACCTGAATTTGAAAAAACTTCAGTTACAGGTACACCCATAATGGCACCTGAAGGAAACCCTGCAATCCCATATCTAACTCCAGCCGAATCCGCTTGTGTTTTGTTATTTTCTTGTTGGTTGTTTCCACCATATGAGTTGGGTTTTATTTTACAAAACCAATAAGGGCATCCGTCGTTAGCAATTTGGTCCCCGTTATTATCGTATTCACAAATTGAGGTTGTTGGTATTCTTCCCCAAAAAGCATTAGAGTTTAAATCGGCTAATACACTACCGTTATTTCTATTTGTTATAGTATATGGTCCTATATTACTATCTGAACTTCCTCCTCCCGTAGAAAATAAGTTATTGTTTATATCAGGAGTATCTAAATCCGGAGACTCACATGGGCATGCTTCGCAGTCAGGATAAGCCATCATCGGTAAAGAAAGTCCTTTAAATTTGAATCCTGTAATTTCTTCAAATTTAATAATGACTAATGCGGTATAACCTAACGTTACTAAACCCATAAGAACTGCCTTTACTATTGACCACGCAATATATCCAGGGGCTGGTGATATTGTTCCTGCTGCGGTTATGGCGTCTTGTATGTAACCATAAGTAAGAAACCCTAAAAGTGCAGGAACAAATAAAACCAATAACCATTTAATTATTGGCCACAAAAACGCCAAAATGTGTAAAATAGGTATGAGAGCCAAAAAGACAGGTGTCATTATTGTTATCATTAGATTGAACAAAAAAAATGTAAAATCAAAATTTCTTACTCCATCATTAACAGGGAATCTATTTGTCGTTGTGGTACACCTTCTATCCGTTATTTCTTTTATACCTAAGTGTCTACTTCTATTAAACCCCCACTTCCATCTATCTATAAAATTAGCAACAGTATAGACTTTATTAAATGTAAATTCATAAAATCTATCTTCACAATTTATGGCTTCTTGAACCATTTGTTGACCTATAGGTGTTGTTAAATCTCCATAGTCATTCCAATCTAAACTAAACGCATAAGATTTTTTTTGTTCATCTAATTGTGTGTTAGAAAAAGTATAAGGTCCATTTAAATTAGAAGAGGTCCAACCCCATTCTTTTATGTTTGGCACCAAGTAATCCCCCCTCATGATGTCATTTTCCATCCCTGACTCGTTTTGGTACTGAACTCTAAACCTATATTTTCCCTTAGTTGGTATACCTATTGATGGATTGTTTGAAATAATTTGTTCTCCAAATTCATTTGTTATTACGTAATCTAGATTCATAGGTAATTCTACCACCCATGTCCCATTTTCATCTATTACATCACCACCATTTTCTAAGTTGTATTGTTCTAAAACAGGTCTTCCTGTATTATCATAATCAATTGTTTGTCTGATTGCCAAAATTCTACCTTCACCTGTAACCAAGTCACATAAATTGCCAGCATCTTTTTTTGGTTTACATGTGGTTTTAAGAAAATCTTCGTTTGAAGTTGAAAAAATGGATCCCATAAAAACTGAGTGTGGCTTAATGTCTATACCAAAATCTCTTAAATCAAAATCAACTCTTGTTATTCCAACATCACAAAGTTCGTTTTCACCCCAAAAAGGTGTAACGTCAGCGTCTTTTTTAATATTAACTAATTGTGGTAAAGAATTAAGATCTGTAGATGATTTAAATTGCGATCCGTTAAATTGGTTGGGGCCTGCAAGTCCTGCTCTTATTAAATCGGCAGGTCTGAGCGAAAAACAACCAATATTGGATAAATCTAAATCCAAAACAATTTTTTGAACTCCCAAAGGGACACCAATAATCATAAAGTCTCCACTTTCATTTGTTTTTACGGTAAACTTGTAGTATTTTTCGTAAACCTCTAAAACTTCTTGTCTTGTAAGTATATCTTCTCTATCAGGAAAAGTTCCTGTTGGAACGTGTCCTCCGTATTCTTTTCTATATGGTAATAAATTATATCTATATCCGTCTTCGTTTTTTTGATCAACCGTTTTATATGGGTATAAAGTAGATATGACTATATCGTCTTCGTCTTCTTTAGAAAGTGGTACAAAAACAGAAACATTAGCATTAGGTATACCAAAACCACCATTAGCGATAACCCTACCCGCAACAACACCATAATCGGCACAAAATCTTGTGTAGACATCTTCTTGTCTTAATTTTAATGAAAGGATTTCTAAAAAATCAAAATCTTGATTTATATTTATCCTAATATTTTTATCTACACCTGGGGTAGTTCTTATCCTATAACTCTTGGTCATTATTACTTTAAAAATAAATAGTTATGTTCCTATTTTTTAAAAATAGGTTTAACTATCTGAAAATAAATAATCTTATGAAAAGTCTACTGTTTTAAGATTTTTTACCCTTACTTTGATATCTTTGTTTGTAAATCTAATTTGATAAATTTGATTTGGTTCTGCAAATATTGTGTCGTCAATAAGAGATATTTCTCTTGTCGTTTTGTCAACATATTTTTGAGAAGTTTCTGAAGACGAATATTGTCCACCAACTTTATTGTATATTTTTAAATCTGACAAACTAGAAACCCCTCCTATGTTTTGTATTAGTCTTCTTATGTCAGATACATTTAAATTTTGACCCATTTCTCTATTACCTGGTTCCATGTAATTAGATATTGAATTTATGATTTCTGTTATTACTTGCCCTTGATTTCTATCTGATTCCATTACAACGTAAATTTCTAGTTCTAAATCGATTACTTTAGCCACGTCAATTGATATATAATCATTTACCATTCTATATCTAGATAGATAAGTTGCTAAATTATTTTTTAAACTATTAGGTACTTGTTGTGTTAATTTTCCTGAAGTATCGTAAGATAAAACTTGTATTGTTACTTTATTATTACTTTCTGTTATTGATACTTTTGCAGGTGCACCAAACTTTCCAGGCATAGTATCAATTAAAGATTTATAATCATTAATAGTGACTGCCCTTTTTTGTGCGGCAAAATTAAAAGATACCATATTTCTAACCTCTTCAGTTGTAGGTGGATTAGCACCACCAATTGCTGCGGTTACATTAGTTACCGATAGTGACTGTTGTACGTTTGTATTTATACTATCAGATGGGCCGTTTACCGCAAAATCAATAATACCGACTTGATTTATTACATTTACTCCAACATTTGTTGATATCCCTCCGCCAATTCTATATTGAACAAATATAGTAGTGTTTGGTTGTACTGTTAATCCTAATCCTATATTATTTTGATAATTTGCTAAGTCTAATTTTATACCGCTTTTAGCAAAATTTGCTAACTGTTGATTGGGCGTTGTAGTTCCTCCACCAAATTGTATTTTTAAAAACCCTTCAGGTGTGTATTCGGTTATAAATCTATTTTCAGTTTTAATATATTTTCCAACCTTTATACCTGCAGAGTCTGTTGGTTTTGTTGTGTCTTCTATAAAAACAGTGTCTTCAGCCAAAGCATCTACTTCATACCATCTTCCTTCTTGTTTTAAAAATTCGGCGTATGTTGGTATACTAGGGTAACTAGTACCATCTTTTTGTATTATTGAAGTAACCCCTAATACATTTCTTTCTGGAAGAAAAAAGTTAAAAAACGGAATTACATCTGTAGGATTTATTACTCTTTTAAAAACTTTGGTTGTTCCGTTAACAACTACTTCCCTTTTAGTTATAACATAATTTATTATTTTGTTATTCGCATCAAAAGTTGGTATTTTGGTTCTATTTACAAATCCTTCATTATTATATTGAGTTGAGAAATCTATATCATAGACAGTTTCAAATGAATTACCTGCTCCGTTGAATTGTGATCCGGCCCTTAAAATACCTAAATATCTAAAATCCTCACTATCACCTAATGGAGGTACGACAATTGAAATGTCCACAACAGCAACAGATGGTCTATATCCAGGAATTTTTAAACCGTAAGTTCTGGCGATATTATAAATAGATGATCTTTGTTGTGCGTATTGTAATACAGTTTCTTGAATACTTCGATCTATATGGTAATGTAAGTTATCTGCAATCGCAGCATTCAAATCCATAAGTACTGAGAAAATAGACGCGTCATTAAAGTTTTGAACAAGCTCAGGGTAATATTGTTTAGTGTAGTTTATAAGGTCTTCCCTAAGTCCTGCAAAATCTCTATTTGTATAATTTATTTTTTGTTCAGCCATATTAATTAAATATTAATAATAATGAATTCCCTACTTCCAAATCCTTTAGAATCGTCAGTATATTCTATTTTTAATTTGGCGGTATATTCTTGAGTGTTTGGTCCAGGGATTCTATAAATTGTTGATTCAGAAGAAAGATCTAATGTAGAATCAGCTAACGTCTCATCTATTTCAACGTATGGTTCAATTGTTATATTATTAATAGTAACATTAGGAACATATTTTTCAACTTGATCTTCTATATCTGCTTTGATTTGAGAAAATGTTTCTCCATCTAATGGTTCAAATATAAATTCATATATTCTTGTGCCAAAGTCAGGTAAATAATATCTACTCCCCTTTCTAGTTAGTATTAGATGAAGTAGGTTTGATCTAATCTCTTCACTAGTCGTGTCTGTCAATAACACATAATCTCCAACATCGCTTTGTCTGAAAGGAAAGTTAATACCATACGTTATACCATTTGCCATATGTTATAAATATAACAAAAAATAATTTGCATTATATGGTAAAAACTATTTTATTAAATTGTGTTTAGATTTATCATGAACAAACTCATGTTCTTTACTCATAGCACCAAATGTAACCTTATCCAAATTAATTGTTTCGATCCATGAAGGTAAAACAACATAATCTAAAGCCTTACAATTCATATTAGCGTTTTCTTCATTAATTAAATACCAATAAATCCAAACCCATTGCATTTTAGTAAATTGTTTTCCTGATTTATTAGTTATTCTATATTTGTTTATTGTTTTATCAAATTTAATTTCAGCTTGGAATGGGGTTAAGTCGATATCCGGTAAATTTGTTTTTAATCCTAATCTATCGTTATTTGTCAAAATTTTACACATTAATATATCAGTATTATTTATTTTTACAGTTTTAGATCCATAGTATGATGAATCACTACTAGTTCTATTTGATTCTGTTTGTTTAAATTTTTCATTAGCATCAAAAGGGGGGGTTTGTTTTTCTTTTTTTTTAGTATTGAATTTTATTTTGAATGCGGC